ACACCTATTATTACTGTATGGCCTGCTCCAATTAACTCTACAGATCAATTAGTATACTATCGTGTAAAACGCATTGAAGACGTAGGAACTTCACAAAACACTCCCGATGTTCCTTTTCGTTTTTTACCGTGTTTAGTTGCAGGACTTTCTTATTATTTAGCTGTTAAACGTGCTCCTCAAAGAATAGGACTTTTAAAACAAATGTACGATGAAGAGTGGCAACGTGCCGCAGCAGAGGATAGCGAAAGAGTTGCTTTACGTTTAGTACCAACACAACAGTCATTAAGGATTTAAGATGCCTCGTTTTGCTAGTAATAAATACGCTAAAGGAATTTCAGATAGGTCTGGAAGAGAATATCCTCTTAAAACCATGATTTTAGAGTGGAATGGATTACTTGTAGGACCAGATGAGTTTGAGGCTAAACAACCTCAACTTAGTCCTCCACGTATTCAACCTGACCCGCAAGCTTTACGTATTAGTCGTCCGGCGCGAACAGAACCACCTGTAGAAGTATTATTAGGATTCAATCCTTTTCGTTCTGGGACTGCTGGTTCTACTACGATTACTATTACGCAACCAGGACATGGTTTTTCTACGGGCGATATAACACGGTTTCGTAATTCAGCACCTTTTGATGGTTTTTCTATTAGCATGATTGAGACATCGAGTGGTTTTGCGGTTACGGTAGTAACAAGTAGCACTTATACAATTACAGCAACAGGAGGGGAAACAGCTACCTCCGGAGATACGTTAGGCGGTGGCGGTGACGTTTCGTCTGGCCCTGTTACAGTGGAGGCATAATGGCATTTACATACACAACATTAAAAACAGCAATACAAGATTACACACAAAATTCAGAAACAACTTTTGTTAATCAATTAAATACTTTTATAGTAAATGCAGAAGAACGTATTTTAAAAGAAGTACAATTATCTGTGTTTAGAAAAAACTCAGAAGGATCTACAAGTGCAGGTAATCAATTTTTATCAAAACCCACTGATTTTTTAGCTCCGTATTCTTTAAGTGTGAAAAACGGTTCTAACGTAGAGTTTTTGTTGTATAAACAAGTTACTTTTTTACAAGATTATAACCCAGATAGTACCTCTACAGGTATGCCTGGGTATTATGCTGATTGGAACGACACAACATTTTTATTGTCACCTCCTCCTACAGGAGCTTATGATATGCAATTGCATTATTTTTATCGTCCTGACTCTATAACTACAGTTGCTAGTGGAGAAACATGGCTAGGCACAAACGCTTCTTTAGCTTTATTATATGGTTCTCTAGTTGAAGCGTATACTTTTATGAAAGGTGAAGACAATTTGTTGAAACTTTATAATGATCGTTATATGGAATCGCTTAATTGGCTTAAAAATCTTGGTGAAGGAGAAAATACTAGAGATTCTTATCGTTATGATGACTTACGAAGGGATGTTCAATAATGTTTAAAGCCAATGGTACTGGTGATGTTGGTGGTGTAACAGTTATGACTTCAGATAACGGAGGTCATAGTCCAGAACAAATAGCTGATTTAGCTTTAAATAAAATCATGATGGTAAGTGAAAACGCTCCGCCTGTCATACGGGATCAAGCGATAGCGCACAGAGAAAAGTTGAGAGAAATTCTTATTTATTATATGAATAAGATGGCGCAAAGTGAAAGAACAACGCTTTGGGCATTGTTTAATAAACAAGGTCATGGTGATATGGCCGAAATTATAAGGAGATTATGAAATGGCAATTAATCAAGCAATGTGCGGTAGCTATAAAAAAGAAATTACGGTAGGCATTCATTTTTGGATGACCCATTCTCGAACAGGTTCTTCTTCAATAGCGGCTGATACTTTTAAAATAGCAATGTTTACATCAAGTAGAACGGATGCTAATGAAGATTTAACAGGATATACCGCAACAAACGAAGTAAGTGGAACAGGATATTCAGCAGGTGGAGAAACTTTAGGAAGTGTAACATTAGGATTAGCCGATAATTCAGGATCTACTCCTACAGCGTTTTTGGATTTTGCAGACACTACTTGGTCTTCATCTAGTATTAGTAATGCAAGAGTTGCAGTAATTTATAATTCTACATTAAGCACCGCAGGAACAGGCGGAACAGTTGGTCATGCAGCATATCCAACAGTTGCTGTATTGGATTTTGGAGGAAATAAATCTTCAAGTTCTGGAGATTTTACTATTCAGTATCCAGCTAATGATGCTAATAATGCGGTAATTAGAATAGCGTAAAATGTCAACAGTTACCTATACTGTTACTGTTGCTAGTGCAGGTGGTGGTAACAAATATTTGATTAATGGTAATCAACAACCCTATTTAAATTTATTTGAAGGGGTAACGTATAAGTTCGACCAATCCGATAGTTCTAATGGTAGTCATCCTTTACGGTTTTCTACTACTTCTGACGGAACACATAGCGGAGGTTCTGAATACACTACTAATGTAACAACTGCTGGTACACCAGGAAGTTCAGGAGCCTACACACAAATAGTAATAGGAGGATCTACTCCTGATTTATATTATTATTGTACTAATCACTCAGGAATGGGCGGAAGTGTAACAACTGAAGGTACTTTAAATGCTGGTTGGGGACGTTCTACATGGGGAAGTGGTCCTTGGAGTGAAGCATTTTCTCCTGTAACTGTTTCTGCAAGTAGTGTAAGCGCAGCAAGTGCTATTGGTAGTCCTACTATTACGGCAGCGCAATCTATAACAGTTTCTGTAACAGGTGTTACAGCAGATGTATTCCCTGACGGAGGTTGGGGACGTTCTACATGGGGAAGTGGAGGTTGGGGTACGCCTATTGGTGTAACTGTAATTGAAGGTACAGGAACATCTGTCAGTGCTACCGCTTTATTAATATCTAGTTCTATAGCTAGTGTAACAACTATTGAAGGTGGCGGAATTACAGTAGGTGTAAGTTCTGGAGTTCAAGCCGTAGGGCAAACAGGAACGGCACTTGTTAGACAAGAATTAGTGTCGGTTACAGGTGTAAGTGCGACAGCCACAGTAGCTAGTGTTGATGTAGGTTTAGGATTTGGAGTAACAGGAGTTCAAGCAGTTTCCGCTTTAAGTAGTGTAACTGTTAGTGAAGGAACAGGTGTTACGGTTACTGCTACCTCTGTAAGTGCTGCATCTACAATAAATAGTGTATCTGTAGTAGAAGGTAGCGGAATAACAACTACGGTATCTAGTGTTCTTACAACATCCCATATTGGTACTGTTAACGTTCCTGATGTAATAATAGTAGCTACAGGAGTAAGTGCGCAAGGTTTAGTAAGTACACCAACAGTTTGGTCCGAAATTATTCCAGGTCAAAATGCAGGTTGGACAGAAATAACAGATACGCAATCTCCAGGTTGGACAGAAATAGCAGCATAGGAGAATAAAATGGCTTCAACATTTTCAACAAATTATGGTATTGAAAAAATTACCACAGGAGAACAGTCAGGTACCTGGGGAACAACAACAAATTATAACGTAGATATATTAGATAGAATAGCGTCTTATGTTTCAGTAGCATTATCAGATGCTTCTACAGCTACTTTAACTGTAAGAGCAGGCTCTCCTACTGATGGAGCTAATAATGTTCAAAATGGTATGTATAGAGTTATTAAATTTACCGGAACTTTAAGTCAAAATTGTACGATAACTATAGCACCAGCAACGACAACAGCGTTTTTTATGATTCAAAATGCTACTACTGGTGGTTATAGTGTTCTTATGTCTCAAGGAAGTGGGGCAGCGAAAGTAACAGTAGCGAGTACCAAAGCGCAAATAATATATGCAGATGGTAGTGACGAAGTAATTTCTATTTCAGATAAGTTAGATATGGAAAATTTTGATAACATTTCTATTTCTGGCAACACTATTTCAAGTACAAATACTAATGGTGACATTAATATTGCTCCAAATGGTACAGGTGATGTAGTTTTAGATACAGATTTAACTAAATTAGGCGGAGGCTCTGAAGCAGGAGTTATTTCTTCTAATGGAGCTTATGATTTAACATTAGAAACTAATAGCGGAACGAACTCTGGTCTTATAACTATTACAGATGGCGTAAATGGAAATATTTCTTTAGCTCCTAATGGAACAGGGGAAATAGCAGTAGGAAGTGGTGCGGCTTCTGGTAAAATATCATCTAGTGGAGCTTTTGATCTTGAATTAGATACTAATGGCGGGACAAATTCTGGAAGCATTAAAATTACAGATGCAGCAGATGGAGCTATTACTTTAGCACCAAACGGAACAGGTGAAGTAACTATAGGAAGTGGCGCAGCTTCTGGTAAAATTACCTCAAATGGAGCGTATGACCTTGAATTGGATACTAATGGCGGGACAAATTCAGGCTCAATAAAAATTACAGATGGAGCTAATGGCGATATTACTATAGCAACCAATGGAACAGGTGCTGTTGACCTTTCTGATGATGTAGTAAAACAAGCACAAATGAAAGATTATGCGGAAACCGTTTATGCTAATGGTTCTAAAACAGGAGCGTTTGATTTAGATTTAACAAATGGAAATGTTCAATCATTTACTGTAGGTAGTGGAACATTTAATGTAGGAATTACAAACTCTTTAGCAAGTCAATCTAATTCTTTAACTCTTATTATTACAAATGGTGGTGCTGGTACAGTTACATTTAAAGCTGGAGCTCATGGTGGCGGAGGAAATTCTGCTAAATGGGCAGGAGGCACTGCACCTACGTTAACAACTTCTGGGGTCGATGTATTAACTTTTACAACTTTTGATGGCGGATCTAATTTTTATGGATTTGCT